TACGTCATGCAGTTCAGGTAGATGCTGACCACGAACCTCTATATCTACACCGTCGATCATGCTTGAGCTAACCTAGGCTTGATCGATGATCGATCCGAATCGTGCGTACGAGTCGGATACCGTCGTATCGGCTAGCGCCTTCCATGTGAAAGCGACAGCGGTCTGCGCGCCTTCCTTGTTGTGTGTGACCGACGATTCCTGCGGGGTGCGCTGTGTCTTGCGGAAGCAGTATGCTCGAACAAGTCCGGGAGTGACGCCAGCATCGATGCTCTGGCGCTGATAGAGAACGGCAAGCCTCTTCTGTCGGTATCCGGTCGGAGTACCAAGGGGAAGCGTGCGCTCGCCAGTCACGCCATCGATCGTGATTGTGCCACCTTCCCAGAGATACTGGATCGTGTCGATATCAGCTCGCGACATCGAAGCAGAGACATTGACCTCCCAGTTGTTCGGGAGCGTCATGATATCGGCCTGAATCTGGTCGACCGAGAACGTCTCCTCAGCGTTGTTGCGGTTGATCGTGATACCGCCGAGTGTCGGACCGAGATCGAGCCAGCCCGTCTTGGAGTCCCAGATGCCGATGCCAGGAGTCGTGACTGTGATAGCGATTGTAGGTGTTGTGCCACCCGTGAAACTAGCGGTCGCAGTCAATGTAGGCACGTTCATATTCGCGAGCTGATTAGCGAACGTAATGACGACCGGAGTACCAGGCAGAGGACCACCTGTCGTAGTTACGCCACCTGTGCCAATCGTTGCCAAAGCTTCAAGAGCCGTCTTGACCGCGGCAGCGGTGGCATTGTAGGCAATCGCGCCAGACGTATATCCCTTGAAGGACATCGTGAAAGTACCGCCGGTAGGTGTACCAGTGACGGTGACTGTCTGTACCTCACTGGCGTTTGATGCTGTGGTCGTATATACCATGTCGCTGAGCGCTGTAGGAAACGCTTGCGTCATATCAGCGATCATAATCCTCGCCGCACCTCTAATGAAGTCGCGCTGGAAGTCCTGCTCAGCGGCGACAGACTCGACAGTTCGTGCCATTTCTGTGCTCCTCGTCGACTAGTGCGCCGCTTCGAGCGCGCTGATAAGATCGTTCTTCACTACAGATCCGCCAGATCCCGTACCTGTCACAGAAAGTCCATGTCGATCGATAAGAGTCTGGAGATCCGGCCCACTCATCGATGAGAAGTCCAACGGGTGTTCGTCAGGTACTCCATCGTGATTATGTGACAGAGGATTCTTCATATCGGCCTCACCGATAGGCACGAGTAGGATTCCTCGTCCACGCAGTCGAGCGATCTCCGCGAGAGTCATGGACCCGATTCCGCCAAGCTCCACTGGATCACGATTAGATAGCGTGATTGCACCTGTCTGATCGAAACGATCAGCGTTTCCCTCGTACCTGACCTTTACCATCTCTTCGTCGGCCATGTGGCCCTCCTATCTAGGAATTGATGCGCGCCTCGTAAGCGCGTACTGGAACCGTGAGCCGTGCATCACATACGCAGAGCCCTGACCTTCGCCTTCCTCAACGACACGCCTCCAAGTGGCATTGACTATCCCACCACGAGGCTGTGTAACGGAGTCGACTGCTCCGAGAAGATTTCTACTTGCTCGAAGAGATCTAATGACGGCCTCTGAGGTCCGTTCGATACGTCTATGAGCAAGGCTCTCGTAGAACAGCTCATCGCCTTCAGCTACCGGACCAGCAACAACCATTGTCTCAACTAGAAGACTGATCTCTATAACATCGATAAGATCAGCCAGTGCGTCGCCGGTACCAGGACGAGAGGCATAACCTGTCACAGAGATAGATGGAAAGAAACTTATGGGTGATGTCAACAAAGACTTATGTGGACCTTGAAAGATGTTCATGATCTCAACATGTTCGACACCGGCATCTCTAATACCAACATCAAAGCCAGCGCTCTCGAACTCTTCATCGGCAGCTCTCCATCGTTCCTGATGCAAGTCAATCTCAGAATTGATGGATTGAGCAATCACTAGACGAGCTGCCCGACTGACTACTTCCAGACCAGTCAAGTCTTCCGTAGGCCCACGATTACCTATAAGCATAGTCGTAGAAGTCATGATCTAAGACCTATCCACCATGGATCTGACAAGATCAGAACATCTGAGGGAGAATAGGGGAAGGTACGAGCTGGCGGGAACGTTCGTGGATTCTCCGTGACTCTACGTGAATCCGCATTCTCATCGATCGCCATACGAGAGCCCTGTACGGCCAATGGCACATCGATGAAAGGTAGAGCGATAGCTTGAATGCCAGGAAGCTTGCGTAGGAGATCGTCACGAAGATTGTCAATGCGAAGAGATCGATCGGTGTATGTCGTTACTTCAGCAGGATCATTACCTATGCTTCGTGAGATAGCCCTGTTAGCCCATGCATCACGGACCGCAGGAATGAGTTGTAATGCCGTGAGAATTCCAAAGAAGTCTAGGAGACGAGGATCAAGCGCAGACTCGCCAGGAGTTGGCGGGGGATTTGTCATGATTCTACGCTTGATGGTATCGATCGCAAGAGATATAGACGTAGGTCCAAAGTTTGCGGAGTTATAGATGATGCTCCAGTTCTCTCCTCCAAGATAAACTTTTGCATAGTCCTCAATAGTTGCGAGATCGGTCGTATCTGCAACCACATGAATCTTCTCGCCTGTTACTTCGTTCGGATCAGTTGTGACCCATTTGTAACTCCACATGCCAGCATCCGTGAGCCAGAGATCGAAATGAAATTTTCCTGTGGAGTCGTGAACAAGTTCGAGATCAGTCTGCCACACATACTCGGCTACAGGCATCGTTGGAGAGAGCACATCGAATACTAGACCTGTAGGATCTACCAGAGCATTTGTCGTCGGATGACGAACCTCTAAATCGATACGAGCCGTATCGCCTCGTTCATATCTAGACATTGCTTGTCTCCAGATCAACTAGATGACTAGCAACAGTAAAAGACTTGCTGCCTGATGCAGAAGTTGTAACACGAGCACTATTGAAGCTAGCAGAGGAAAGAGAAACTCTGTCAAGAATAAATCCGCCTGCTCCAATGACGACTCGTGCTATGAACATCTCGCTGGCGCTTTGCAAGAACACAGTCTTCGAGACTCTCAACGACTCAGCAGAATCACCAGTTGATACACCACTGATAACAGTTGTGCTAACCCGAGCTAAGATGCCAGAACTATCGCTCTCAGATACCAAAGCGACGGTAGCACTTCTAGCTCCTCTAGTGACTACCATCGAGAAGTCAGATGTAGCTACCTGACCGACGATCTTATGCCTGACGTCACGAAGTCCTTGAGCTACTACAGACTCAGACGCGAATGTGATCGTCGTCACTGATCTAGTAGTTAGCGCTTGTGTCAGTGACGACTCTTCTCCTTGCGCTACTGCAACGATCAGTTTGCCAAGTAACGATATGATACGAGCCGACTCCATACCTGTAGTCTGGCCCAATGCTCTCGATCTAAGCCTATTGAAAGAATTGCTGATACTTGTATCTGATGGTTGACCAAGTACACGTACACGTCTAGTCGTAATCGTCTGTGATAGATCAGTCGATATCACCATTGAGACGACAGTCGTCTTATGACGTTGAACGGACTGACTTACATCGGTGCTAACGGTCTGGTTGACGACGACGGAACGATGTCTACTGAGCTGAGTAGATGAGTCTGTCTCAACAACTTGCATGATCGCCTTGATCTTAGCATGTGAGATAGTAAGAGACGTGTTTGCTTCTCCTGCTTGTCCGACTACCTTGATCTTGGTAGAAAGAACATGTTGAGCAACATCTACTTCAAGAACCTGGTTGACAAGACGGATCATCTTCCATGAAATCAATCCTGCACTAGCTACTTCAGAAGATTGTCCTATGATCTTGACACTGATACCTGTGACTGGATTGGCGCTATCAGACTGTGTAGCCAGTCCAATGACACGCAGACGAACGCGTGTGATTTGACCAGAAGTATCAGTAGTAGACGTCTGGCCGATGATCTTGTTCTTCAACCTGCTAAGAGTCTGCGGCGTAGATGTCTCAAAGACTTGCGCTACTAATCTCAGCTTGCCTCGCGAGATTGTTTGAGCGATATCAGTCTGTGTAACTTGTAAGACTGAAGCGATCTTCTTACGAGCTAGAGCTTGAGCAAGATTCGTTTCAATCGTCTGGCCGATAATCTCAATCTTGAATCGAGCTACGGCCTGAGTTACCGATGATTCGACCACTTGACCGATAGTTACTACCATCGGTGTGAGAGCTGCTACAGATGGCGGATTGACGATGCGTGCTACAGGCGAAGTAGTAGCTCTTGGCTGTGATACATATCTAACTAGCTGAGCCATCTACTCGTTCCAAACCACAACATAGTCAACGATCTGACCGGTGCCCGTAGGGACGATGATCCCTATCCCCTGAGCCGTGCTAGCTGGGATCTCTGCGCCTCTAAACGTCCAGATCACTCCTGAGCCGACTGCCGCGCCCAGCGTCGCACGACGCATCTCTCCACCGATCGTGGGACCAACGGTGTGACCAGCAAATCCTGTAGCAATAGCCGTGTGGTCGGGAGAATCTTCTGGTACTTCTGTCAGACCTGCTCCCTGCGTTCCAGCGGTTGTCAATCGCACTACGGCGAAACATGCTGCGACGGCAGTCGTGTTCCAGATCTCGATCTCTTCTACTGTCGGACGTACGCCTGCGGTCGCATACAGGCTGACCAGAGGCAGAGCTGATGTTCCGGCGATCGTAGCCCTACCACTGACAGAGAATCGAGCCACGCACTACACCACGATCTCGTAGCGACGAAGCGATCGAGAAGTCAAATCATCTGGTTCAAGAAGACGAACTTGTGTATAGCGTGTGATCTCACGCTCTTGAAGCATTGACTCATTCGTAGGAGAGTTTGGGTCTGGTACCCATTCTGCGATCGTGACTGTTTTGTCTCGATCAAAACACACTTGATCGAGAGGGAACGCATACTGCGTTTCATCTCTCTCGGCAAATGCTTCATCTGCATAGATAGCCCAGATAGCCGCGTCAACAAGCTGTGCTCCACAGTTGACACAATTGATCCCTAGATCCATGTTGATCCTAAACGACTAGGATTCGTGGTCGAGCAATCGTGACATCTGGAAGAGGTCGATACGTCCCTCCTCCGGGCGCGCCACCACGACCTGTCGTGTCGAACAGCGAGAAGCCGATGTAGCCCTGCGCCGTGATAGACGAGTCGGAACCGGATGCTCCTATCTGAGCCCACGATCCGGCCGATGGTTTCTTCCACGCCGACAAAGAAGATCCGATAGCTTGAAACCCGATGCTGTCTCCTGCTGCGAGAGCTGTAGTCGTCGATGGCGTCGAAATCAACGTTGATGATCCGCCCGCAAGCTTCTTGCGAATCTCCCACGTAGCGTTCCCCGTGTTTGGAGTCGGCAATGTGATCTTGAGAATGTAGGCATCGGGATTTGACGACCCTGTGTTGCTGACTCGAAGGAGAAGCTGAATCCAGTTGTTCGCAGCTACAAGAGTTGTGATTGGTATCCAGACTTCCTGGTCCGCACCGAACATCGTCAACGTGTAGCCTGCTGACGCAGTTGCACTGGCCTTCACAGTGTTCGTACCAGCCTGTGAAATTGTTCCTGCATCTTGCAGGAATGGTGACTGCCATGGAGGAGCTGGTATAGCTGTACCGTTTGTACCCGGCCACGCCGGTACTTCGAGCTGGTCTGTGGTCGGAAACGGCATTCACGTCAGCTTGACCGCCAGATACCAGCCGCCGCGATCTGAGCTGTGACATCTGATCCGTCGGGCTGAATCACAAAGTCATGCTTCGAGACAGGAATGATGTTAGCGTCTGTACCACCAGTCGAATCAGAGTCGTAACCTGTAACGAGTCGACTGACGTCATCGGCTGCATCAGCAACAGCGGTCCAAGTCTGATCAGGAATATCAACATCAGTACGATCGTTCGTATCGTCTACTGTGATCGTGATACCACCAGACTGATCCAGAGATTTTCTTGCCCAGCCCGTTCCCGTGGCAAAGTTGGTAGCTCCCGATACAAGAGCGCCGAAGTCATCTTTATCAAGCAACACGGCATCAGTCTCTAGACCAGTTGTAGCAAGAAGATCGAGAACCAGAACAGAGTTCGTAGGGTCGTTGGCATTGATCCGGATAGCGTATTCTACAAGCCTACCCTTTGCCATATTGAAGATTTGATCGGACATCAGCTCTCCAACTTCAGATCGTAGAACCAGTCCACACGAGTATCGCCTGACACATAGTGTTCATCCGTGACCTTTGTATCATCATCTCCTGACTCGGCATACTTATCTGGCTGATGTGTAATTTTGTAACGTACATCTCCACTGATCGTATGAATAATGATCGCATCAGCGTGAATAAATGTATGTGTCACACGCCATCGATTGCCAGGAGGCCCGCCTGGTCGGTGCTCCGGGCGATCTCCCTCAAGCTCCAGCCACCCGTCATCAATGCCATTCATGACCCATGTCTGCGAAACGCGAGCTTCCTTCGGAGGATCACCAATCAGCTCAATTCCAAGCAACGGCCACGGCTCATGACCATCACCAGGTGTTGCAGGGTTGACAAGACGCTTCTCGCCAGTCTCAGGGTCAAAGCGAACGATTCGCTCCTGCTCTGCTCGATCGGCAAGCTTGCGTACCTGTAGTCCGGGGAGCGCCACTGTCTACGCTCCCTTTGCCTCCGGCGTGAGCGCCTTCAAAAGATCTGCATGTGTAACACGGCCGCGAGTCCCGGTGCCTGTGATCTCGATGCCACGTTCCTGCGCCAAGGCGGTCAATTCCTCGTCAGTCTTACCTTCCAGATCGTCTGTCGGCTCGACAATGGCTCCTTCTGCTTCAGCTTCCGTAGCAACTATCTTCATTTTGTCCTCGCCTGTCACAGCGGGATAGGCAGCAGGACCAACAGCATCAGACTCATTCGGAATGACATCATCGACAGCATTCACGTCTTCATCTGGGATGACTTCCCACGTGTCTTCTAGCTCTCCTGCCTCAATTCGTTGCTTGAGGTCATCAGGAAGCCAGGTAAACGTGTCACCTGAGCGTCCGATGGTTGCTCGACGCATGACCGTCGAAACACCATCGCGAGTGATCTTGTTTTCTGATGTAGAAACAGTCTCGCCGTCCTTCAACAGCTTATAGGCCATGCTCATCTTCTCCTAGCTAACGTCCATGACCGCGATGCACTCGGGCCGATTGATACGCGGAATACGTGTTGAGGTCTGCTGCCAATACAACGTATCGTTATCATCGATCTTGGCAGTCGTCTGTGAGCCCTGTCGCAACACACGACGATCCCACGCCTCGCGAACAAGAACCAGACCATCGAACATGTCCATGATCGGTTCTCCCTCAAACGGATCCTCGGTAGTCGCAATGACCTTGCCGTCTGGAATCCACTTGTTGTGGAGACCGCGCCCGTGTAGGTACTCACCCTCGTTACGCCAACCAGCGCTTGTGACATGGAAGTTCACACGATCTGGTTCCAACATACGCTGCTTTAGGTCAGTCATAATCGGAATTTCCTGAGCGCGACCGTCAAAGCCAGTCAGAAGCGCCTTGGCCTCATTACTCCAGATGAGATTCCACCATGTCTCTGAGTTCATCCAGAAATGGACGGCGTAGTCACCAGAGTCATTGGCGAGAAGATTCTGCACTGCTACCATATCTGCAATCGGAGTAGCAGTTCCAGCAGTCGCCCATGTCGATGAGTTGACAAGAT